TATCTTGATGATATGCCCATGAAAAATTATTCCAATCTAAAGGACCCTCGCCCAAAGCAAAAGAATATATATCTTTTCTTTCTCTAAAGTTGCTAAAATCAAAATTTTCAATATAATGGCTCTCCTTATCTTGGAAGAGCCCTTTATATCCATCCATAAAAATTATTTTGGTGTTATTTCTCTGGTACTACTGGTAATGTGGGTTTTCGTATTGCTGAATACATTGCATCAGCATCAACAGGAAAAACCTTTAATGGAACATCAACTTTTAAATATCTTCGTTTTCGTATAATAGTCAAGGTAATAATATCTCCTACATTATATTTACTTATTTCATCAGAAAATTGCATTTGACCATTGGTCATTATATCATTTATTGCAATAATAGTATCAAATTGTTTTATTCCTTTAGGATTATTTGTTTCAGACCTTACAAGTATTCCATAAGTATTTGGAAGAAAATGTTCTTTAAGTTTAGGAAATTCTTTCAATATTTTTTTTCTTGCTTTCTCATTAGCTAATTCCATGATCATAACGCCAATTGCTGGTCTATCGACTCTTCCTATAGATAACATAGATAAAGTAGATTTTTTTGCAATATCTCCTCTAATAGCTAAACCTATTCCAGCATTTTCAGAAATTCTAGAAACAATTAATGCATTAATTCCTACAATTTCCCCTTTCATATTTAAAAGAGGTCCTCCCGAATTTCCTTTATTAATTGCAGAATCAGTTTGAAGTGCTTTAATAAAAGGATGTCTTGCATATCTTTCATTACTAGAAATAATTCCCTTAGTTAAACTCCATGCCATTCCCATAGGATGTCCTAATGCAAAAACATCGGTTCCTATTGTTATATTATCTGAATTTTCTGCAAATTCAAGATATGGAATTGGTTCTTCTTTGTCTAAAACTTGAAGTATTGCTAAATCCGCAAGCGGATCCATACCTATTACATTTACATCATAATCTGACCAATCATTTTCATCATAATAATATAATTTTATATAATTTTGATTATAAACACAATGAAAATTTGTAAGAACATGACCAACATCATCTATAACTACACCAGAACATAGTCCTGAAGCAATTGGATCTGTTTCTGGATCAGCATTGGGGTTCATAGACAGCAATACTACTGACTTTTTCGCCCTTTCAACGACTTCTCCAAAATTATTTTCTATAGCTGATACGTTAATTGGTACAAATAAAATAATAATAAAAAAACATATCAAGCCATAATACTTGATGTTTTTCATTTTTATCCTTGAAAAATTGTTTTAGGAGACCCTTCCGATTCTTCCTTTTGTTTGTTTGGTAACTCTTCTTTTGAACCTTCTGTATTCTCCTTCGGTAAATCTTTATTAAATTCTGGTATTTCTAATCTTTTAATTTCATCGTCTTCTACAATGAAAAAAGAATGTAAAGTTTTTTCTACATTTACACATTCAAATGCTTTTTCCATAAAAAGATTTCCTATTTCTTCCGTAAAAACCTTTTTACGATATTCTTCTGGTTTATATTTGGCTCTAATTTTATCTAAAACACAAAAACAATGTACTAACATTTGTCTTTGAGATTCCATTCCAGGAGGAATACCATAAAGATTAGGATTAGACATAACTATCCATCTTATTGTTCCTTGATAACAAGCATTTGTAGTATCATATAATAATTGTGTTGTCCATTCTTTTAATATTATATTTGGATGAGGATCTGTAATATTATCTTCTCCTTTTATTACTTTACCCATACCCATTATTGTAAAAACAACTACTAACCAACACAAAAGAACTTGTATAAATGTATTTTTTATCATCATATTATCTCTTAATTAAATTGACATTCTACCATTATTTCTACAAGACATGCTACTAAATTTAATTCATGATCTGCGGCAAATGCAGATTTATATTGGGAGTCAGCCAAAATTAATACTAATTGAGGTAGCGAGGTTGCTTGTATATAATTTTCTGCAACATCATATATTTTTCTATAAATTTTTTGTGGATCATTGTCTAAATTATTAACAACCCATTTACGTACCTCATTAAATTTTTTATCTTTCATATAGTTCATGAGTTCAGACAAGTCTAGACCAGAGACCTGAGACAATATGCCCGAATCTATGTTACCATATTTAGAATATTTTTGGAGTTCGTTTAATACTCGGCGATAATCGGGAAAGTGTTTCATCAACACTTCTGCGACCACTTTCTTATCATAATTTACTTTTTCTTGATCTAGGATAGTATAAAGTCTTTTTCCGAAATTCGATCCAACATTTAACTTCTCTTCTTTATTTATGCGAAAATCAATTGTTTGACATCTAGAATGAAGAGGTTCAATAATCCGATTAACGAAATTACATGTCATTATAAATGAACAATGTTTTTCGAATTCTTCAATGAAAGACCTTAAGGCGGGCTGGGTAGATTGGGGATTTAAATAATCTGCTTCATCGAGTATAACAACTTTTCTTTTACCATCATAACTAACAGTAGATGCATATCCTCTAATCTTAGTACGTAAAACATCAATACCAGATTCTTCAGATCCATTTATCATAAGAAAATCACATCCCACTTCATTACAAAGTGCCTTTGCAACGGTCGTTTTACCCATACCAGGACCGCCAGAAAGAATCATATTAGGAATACGACCTTCTGATGATATTTGTTGAAAAATTAACTTTATTCTATCAGGAAGTATACACTCATCGATTGTTTTAGGTCTATATTTTTCGACCCATAAAAAAGATTCTCCAAACATTTAATATCCATAATATACACATTAATCTTCATATATAGAATTTGCTAATTCAATAGCAACAAAATATTCCATAACGTTATCAGAACTAACAAATTTAGATAATCCCTTTTTTGATAAAGAGACACTATAATTTTTAGCCATTAATTTTGTAATATTTTCAAATTTGAAAACGAATTTAAAATTTTTATCAGTTTCGCCAACTATTTGTTCGGAAGAAGTTTCATTGGTTTGTGAATCTAATGCAGAAATAGTTATATCAGTACCATTACCAATAATACCTATTTCAGGAAGTGATAGAACACTTGCTTGTTTAATAGTAAAATCCAATGCATCAGAATTAAGAACAAAGTTAACATCTTCAGAAGGAAGTGCAATTTCTTTACCTTCTGGTGGTCTTACGATAAGTTCAGGATCGCAGACCCAATATTTAACTTTTCTTTTATTTTTTGTATCTTCAATAACAATGTACTTATCTTCAAATTCAACTTCTGGATATTCAAATAAAGAATATGAACCAAGCATTTTTGTTATGTCATATATACCAAAATTTCTTGGTATTTCTTCTGTAATATTAGCTTTTGCCAAAATTGCTTTAGTAGGTGCAACTGTTCTGATTATTTTTCCTTGTTCAAAGAAAATTCCACTATTGATATTAGCAAAATTTTTCAAAACAGAAACCGTTTGATCACTTAATTTCATAATTTTTCTCTATTAATTGTTTAATACCATCATTATACCATACACAATAAATTATGTCAACGTTTTTTCTTTTTCTTCTTATCTCTTAACGCCTTTCGTCTTTCTTGTCTAGTTGTTTTTACTTTTTCAATTTCTTCAATCTTTTTTATTCCCTCTGCTTCTTCAGTAACTTTTATTCTTGCTTCTCTCAATTTTTGAGATTGTTCTTGATGCTCTTTTGCAAGTGGATTTGAAGTATCTATTCTTCCAAGATCAGCCATTGAACCATCAAAAACATAAGTACCAATATGTCCTAATTTCATCCAAGGACACAAATAGATAGGAATGTCTATATGTCTTGCTAATTGACAAAATGCATAATCTTCTGATAAATATCGATCAGATTTATTTGATGCACCCATAGGCATATATTGCTCATTATCAATAACAGTATCAAAATATGCATGAATATATCGATCACCTTTAAATTGTTCTGAACGATTATGATCTGGTTTATAATGAAATTGTGGATATGCTTCTCTCCATTTATCAAAAACATTCCTTTGAGCCATCATAAAACCAGTTCCAATTTCCAAAACTTCTACAGGTTCATTAATTTTAAGTTCTTGAGTTCCTGCAACCGGATTAAATACAAAATCGCCTACAAATTTTGATAATTCTTCAGGATCTTTATCTGCGATTCCCGTATCAACTGCTTGTACAATTTTTTCCCAAGCAATGCATTTTTTACCATAAGGACCGCCAATAATGGGCTTATCATCATCACATAAAGCCGCAAGAGATAAAACATCTCTTGGATCAAAATGAATATCACTATCAATAAACATTAAATGTGTAAAGCCTTCTGTTCTTAAAAACTCATCTACTAAATAATTTCTTGCTCTGGTTATAAGAGATTCATTAAATATATAAAAAAATCTACATTCTACACCATAATTTGCACACAATGTTGCGAGATCAATACATGATTTTGCATACATTCCATGACATTGACCACCATACATTGGTGTTGCTACAAAAAGTTTTTTCTTTCTTAATTCTTCAACTTTGATCTCAATATGCATTATAACTCCACGTGAAAATAAAATATAAAAAAATAGAGGATAAGAGTTAATCCTACCCTCTATTATATATTTATATTTATATTGTCAATTAAAATGGTGTTTCTGGATCTTCTTCAGATTCAGCGATATCAGCATCAAGTGCCGCTTCTCCTTCAGCCGCAGGATCATCATTAGGATTAACAACTTCAGCATCAACCTTGCTATACAAATCAAGGAAAGCTGATTTTGTTTCTTCATCAAAACGATTGACACACATTTGAATTGATTTCATTTTATCTTTAAAGATAGCATAAGCATTACAGATATGAACTAATCGGCGAGTAGCAATAATTTCATCAACACCACCATCATAAAATGTTTTGCGAATAATATCTGCCCAACTTGTAAGTTTCTCAACGAATTCTGTATTTGCACAATCAAGAGAAGCAAGAACTGAATTGAGAATTTTTTTCTCAACTCCTATACTAGGATATTCTTGTTCCATAGTAATTGCAAATCTTTCAAGAAATGCTTCGTTAAGAATGTTTGTTCCGATAAATCGACCATCATCAGAACCTTTTCCTTTAGTATTTGCAGTAGCAAAAATATTAAAACCACGAATAGGACGAACCCACTGGTTTATCTTTTTAATAAAAATTCCTTTACCTTCAAGAACAGGTTGCAAACACATAATTTTATTTGATGCAAGGTCGACTTCATCAAGAAGTAAAATTGCACCACGTTTCATTGCTTGAATAACTGGACCATCTTGCCAAACAGTTTCACCATCTTTTAAAAGATAGTGTCCGAGCAAATCATCTTCATCAGTTTCAATAGTAACATTAACACGAAACATTTCACGATTGAGTCTTGCACATACTTGCTCAATCATAAATGTTTTACCATTACCAGAAAGACCTGTTACAAATGTTGGATAAAAAATTCTAGATTTAACAATCGATTCAACATCTTTACAATGTCCAAATCTAACAAAATGAGAATCTTTATCTGGAATAAAAGATTCAGTTTGTGTTGGAAATGGTATTACTTTTTTTTCAGTTTTTTCTGTAGTTTCATTAGCAACTGTTTGTGCTAATGCACTTTTTACAGAACCATCAAGTTGGGGTATTCGATATACGCCTCTAGCAACTTTGTATGCAGTATTTTTTTGCACCCATGCAGTACTTACACCAAGTTGTCTTCCAATTGCTTTCAATTGCGGACGTGTAATTTCGTCTTCATAACCAGCATCAATAACGGCTTGAATAAGAGCAGTTTGATTAGCATTCATTTTCACATTCTCCATAATATAGGTTATAATAAGTGAAGAGTGAATGTCATGGCGGCTTGGCGCTCCTTTTTTCTTACCTGCTTTTTTATATTCACAGGGCAAACATTTCCATGAGCCGGGCGGTATTCACCTCATTCTTCCCTCACTCTTCACTACTATTATCTCAAATTTCGATAATAGTGTCAAGACATTTCTTGGTCTTCATCCAAGTTTTCAGAAGATTCTATCACTTCTTCCCACGTTCCATCTCCTAATTGTTTTATTGTAATTGCTGATTCTCTTTTAGGATTTTTTGATTTTTTCCATTCTTCTGGAGAAATCAGAGATAATACATCATCTTCATACAGATAATAATGTTTTTCTCTTACAATCCGAAATGGAATATCGACTTTTTCATGTATTCTTTTTGTTAATTGTACTCTGTTCATAATTTCTGTCGCTTGTTTTACTAAAAGATTTGCATGTTCTTGTAATCGATTTACTTCCTTATGGGCTGAAGTTTCCATTGCTTTAAGCAATTGGGTATCTGTCAACACCTTTTCTGTTAAGATTTTTTGAATCTCTTTATTTTTATTGTCCCATACAGGATTATCGATTCCCATGATTCATGCGACCATTTCTGCAAAACTTTTCAGAACGATTCTGTTAGTAAGTTTTTTACCAGTGAATCTTTTAAATGCTTTGGTCAATTGACTCTTTGAAGCATCTTCAGTAACAACAAAATCTTCATTATCAACATTTAAATCTTCACCATCTTTAATGTAATATAATTTATCATATCCAAGATAATTTGAAGCAACATATGATTTTTCTTTTTTCCATTGTTTAAAAATTACATCAGCGGAGGGGGCTCCTTTTGTTCCCCAAGAAAGATCACCACAAATATGCTTAAATCTTTTTCCAGTTAAGTAAAAGCCCAGAATATTAACTTTACATCGATCTCTTAAAATTTGATAAAAAATAGGAGTGGTTAATCCTCTTCGAAATCTTTGATTAGATCCATAAGTTTTCTTACTAACTGGATCAACATAATAAGTGTCTCTAGAACCACAACTGAAATACTCTTTATCTAATACACCTTCTTTATTTGTCCTCCAAACATGACTGTTAGTATGAGATTCGCCATCAGTAAGAAAAACTGTATTTACAATTTGTACACGATTTTTCTTTTGAAATTCTGGAATTACTTCTAATGCAGAAATAATTGCTGTATCAAGAGGAGTTCCACCCAATTCAAAATGATATGGAAGATTATGTCTATATCCACTATAGTAATAATCTGATTGATATCTCATCTTCATTTGCATCATAGTTTGCATAGCATAATTCAATTCTGTAGTTGACATTGAACTACTAAAAAGATTCATCAGAAACAAATTAGCGGTAGAAGTCATGTGATTTTCTTGTTTGAAGAAAACTTTCAATGACTGTTTTTCACGTTCATCTTCTGGTTCTCTAACATTGCGGTCAGTAAAAGCATATACTTCAAAAGGAATATTTACTTTTCTGCAAAACAGAACCAGATTCAAAAGCTGATCAATAGTCCCAGATAAATTCTGATGCATAGAACCAGACCAATCCATGAATAAAACAAGACCATGATCTTTTCCTGAAGCAACAGTTGCAACTTTTTTGAAAAGATTATCATTATACTTGTAAGAATGAATTGAAGACATATCGAGCAAACCAGTTTTTGAAACACTGGTTCTTTTATACTCATCAGCCCTCTTTTTCATTTCAAATTCTTTAACCAAATAATCTACTGTTTTTGAATTTTTTTGTTTGAAAGTTTTCACCATATTTTGTGTTTCAACAAAATATTTTTCAAAACACTCGAGGTATCTTCCTTCTCCATCTTTAAACTGATCTCCCTCATAATATGCCTTAGTCATTGCATATAATTCTTTATGAGGAACAATTATTTCATCTAAATTTGCTTTTGGAATAGTTACATATTCAAAAGTACGACCATCATCTTCATTCAAATCTTCTTGATTTGACTGCCATGCTTCATCAGTTATGGATTTTGGTTCATATCTTCCATTATCAGATACGCCACCTTCAAGTCCACCAGATATTGATGATCCAGCTTCCCTTGATTCATCTTCTTCTTCACTACTCTCTCCATTACTATTAGAAGAACCATTTTCATCACCACTTGAGCATGAAGAATCTTGTTCTGATGCGGAATCTTCTTCCTCTTCAGATTCTAAACTATCTCCTCTCATTCCTGCTTTAGCATCATCACGTTCCTCTTCCTCTTCTTCCATAAAATCAAGAGGAGAATCACCCATTACTTCAACTTCTTCAAATTCACCTTCACCATCAAATTCTTCAGTCGAAACATCAAATTCAGAAAAATCTTGAAAATCTGTTTGACTTTCATTTTCTTTTGAATGTTCATAAAGTCTTACAGTAATATCATAAATTTCTTCGAAAGTTTCTGCTTTATCTATTTCAGAAATGAAAGGAAGTTCAGTTTCAGTATCAAATTCAATACAAGCAGATGCACCGATTTTATAATGTAAGTTAATTCTATCGATTAAATTCAATGTATTCAAGTCCATCCCTTTTGTTCCAAAAAAGTCTTCTGAAACAAGTTGGCGATAACCTTCGATCATTGGTTTTGTACCACCTGGATACTTTCTTTTTATCTTTCTTTCAATTCTAGCATCTTCAACAACATTAAGATAGGACTTAAATCCAGGACCCTTTTCATTCTTCTCAGAATGCAATCCTTTCAAAGGAGTCCAGAGTGCATGTCCAACTTCATGAAGAACCATCAAATCATAAATCGGACCACTCATATACTTGAAAATTGGTAGACGAATGATCCGATTTTTAACATCAAATGATGCTGTTTGATAATTACCATGTTCTACTGTAATATTCTCAGAAGCAAGAAGTTTTGCTAAAAGAGATTTTGTAGATTGTATTTCATTCATAAGATATCCTCTTGATTAATTTTTAACCTTCACTTATATGGTATCAATATCTAGAAATACTGTCAAGACAAAAAATGGTTATTTTTGGACTAATGAATCCCTCCAATCAAAACCTTCAGTAGGAAGAGTATGAATTCTCATATAATGACCATCTTTGACATCCCATGTATCATCGACACATTTTGGCTTCTTTTCAAAGCAAAACCACTTATAGTCCCAATCCATAGCGGCATATTTCATATTATATTTTGCAAGTTTCTCTTTTACTTGTTTTTTGATAGTAGCTTTCATAATTATTTTTTGTTAAAAGGTTCTAGTACATTTTTGTATATACTATTTGCGATTTCTTTCATCATTTTTGGAGCGACCATTCTTCCTAATCTTTCTGCTTGTTGATCAAAATCACCTGTTAAAATAAAATCTTCTGGCATACCCATAAGTCTTTTAAATTCAACAATGGTCGGTTTGCGATTTTCAGCATAATGAAAAACACCAGACAATCCCTTCTTCTGACCTTGTTGAGTCAAAGTAGGAGAAGGAAGATCGGGTGCTGGTCGAATCATATTAAAACATGATCCTTTGGGGTTAAATTCACGAAATTGTTTATCTGAAGGTTTAATTGGTTTTTCTGGATTAAATGGAAGAAAACTTAAAAATTTATTTTGAAAAGAACCTTCGACAAACTCTGTCAACATTTTAATTTCTTCAGGATCATTTTCAATATCTTCAAAAGCCTCTCTCATTGTAACGTGTTTAGTTACAGTTTTAGTAGGAAAAATACCACTTATATTCATAAAATTAAGACCTATCGTTTCTGCAACATCTTTTCGAACACAAATAAAAATAGTTCTTTCTCTTGCTTGAGGAGTACCATAATCAGCCGCATTCATAACTTGATACGAAACTTCATAACCTATTCGTTCAAAATCATTAATAAATTCTAAAAGTTTTTTCTTAGATTCTCCAAAAGTTATTCCTTTAACATTTTCTGCTACGATAACTTTTGGCTGAATTCCCTTAGCAATTCTTATATATTCTAAAAATAAATCTTCAATACTTTCTTGAATTTTATCTTCAGAATATTTCTTTATTCCATCTTTTTTCTTTAATTCTCCTGTCTGCACAACTTCACCAGTTTCAAGATCAATAGAAGATTCTCTTGTATCTTCTACATAACCTTCCCATCCTTTATCTCTTTTACCTGCAAGTGAAAATGCAGAACATGGAGGAGAACCATCAAGTAAATCTAATTCTCCAACTTTAATTCCTGCCATCTCTAAAAAATCATCTGATGAATATTTTTTAATGTCATCGACTAAAACTTTTGTATCTGGAAAATTTGCTTGATATGTTGAAATTGCTTCTTCAACAAACTCATTAATTAAAAGTATATTTGCTCCAGCAAGTCTATATCCCGTAGAACTTCCTCCACCTCCAGCAAAACAACTAATGACATTAAATAATTTTTCAGATGATTTTTCTTTAACATCTTTTACGTAATATTTTTGATAACTCATACAAAAAATTCCTCTATACTTGTAGTAGTTGTAGCTTTCCAATCTCTAACTAAATCCATTATTCTGCTTCTATTATAGATATTAATTTTCTTATTGTCAAGCAATTTCTCAAAATAATTTGGTATTCCTGCGGCTAACTGTAAATTCAAATGATTTCTTCTCTTTATTTCAAGCAATTCTGGAAATGCATCGAATAATGGAGCTTTTTGATATGGTTTATTGAAAAAATCCCAATCATACTGTATCATCCAATCCCAAACTTTTTTATCAACATACGGAGCAACTAAAATAGAATCTACTGATTTTGCCAGTAACATTTGTTGTTTAATTCCTACAGGATTTCCTGGAATAAATTTTTGTGTAGTCTCATCTAATTTTCCAAAGTACCCCTGTCTGAATTTATTCATTAATTCTTTAGTGTGTTTGAAATGTATATTTGCTCTTTTACTTACTCCATAATAACCATCAGCGGCCCAACCAGTCAAAATATATTTTTCTTTTATATGCGGATAAACATATAAAAAAGGGAATGTACATTCTACATGAGTTTTCTTTTTACATTCATATTTTTTAATTAAAGTAAAAAAATCATTTTCAATATTATTAACTGGAACATCTATAAGTTTAAAATTCCAACCAAAATGCTTACATGCTTTTTCTGCATATATGCTATCATCAGAATCTTTTCCATCAACTCTAAATGTATAACAATTTAATTTCTTATTTAATCTATGAGCGGCCGCGGCAACTGTTAGACTATCTGTTCCACCAGACATCAATACTGCAACTGTTTGATCAGGTGCTTCTTGATCAACAATATTCGTGATAATTTTATCAATCACGAAAACCTTCACCTTTTAAGAAGTGTTCAAATCTATGTTTTATAACAACATAAAAAAGTTTTAATAAACTATTTTCAGTATAACTACCTGCTTCAACTATTAATTTATATTTCGCCATTTTTCACTCTCCTCAAAAAAATTTTTCTTTTCTTTCTTGCTTGTTGTATATGATATGTGCTTGCTCTATCAAAGAAAGTATAACCATTCAAATGATCATATTCATGTAAAATTATTCTTGCAGAAAGACCAATAAAATTTCCATTATAATCTTCACCATCTCTATCTTTCCAATTAATAGAAACTCCACTAGGTCTTTTTACATTAGGAAATAAACCAAACCACGTAAGACATCCTTCTTTCATCAAAACTTCTTCTTCTGTTGCTTCTATGACTTTAGGATTAAACATAATCAATGGTTCTCCTTCATGTAACATTGCAAATGCTCTACAATTAATACCTATCTGATTAGAAGAAAGACCCAATCCTTCATGATGAGTCATATTTTCAAGTAATATTTGTTCTAATTCATGTGCATTTAATGTATGTAAAACTTTTTTATCATCAAAATATGTTACTTTATTAGAATCAAAATCAAATTCATCTAATTTAGTTTCTATTAACGGATGTACTCCATCTACAAGGTCTAAAATCATTGTACTATTCTACTAAAATTTTTAATTTTTTGAAATTTAATCATATGTTTGAATTTATCATAAAGTATCTCTCCTTTATGACTTATCACAAACACATTTGATGCACTACCAAGAGAATGTATTATTTTAAGAAAATCACTTGTTCCATCTTCATCAAGTGAACTATCAAATACTTCGTCTAGTATAAGTAAATTAGTACTCATACTATTTTTCAATTTAGCAATTGCTCTCCATGTAAAAAGCAAAGCTAAATCAATTCGCATTTTCTCTCCTTCACTAAAAGAAGCATAAGTAAATTCATCACGAAATCTGGATTTAATAGTTTCATTAAAATTTTCATCAAGATTAAATGAAACATAAAAATCCATACTCGCCAAATACTTATTAATCAATTTATTCATAATTGGAAGATATTTTTTGACAATTAAAGTTTTAATACCCCCATCTTTCAACAAAACACTCGCAGTATCATATATAGATTGCAAATTACTTTGTTGTTCTTTTAATGATAAAAAATCTTTTTGTTCTGATTTTATTTTTTTTAATTTTGTAGAAGCATTTGAAACATCTTCATCATTTTCATTTAATTGTTTTATTTCTTCGTTTATTTTTTCGATGTATTGATTAATCGCAGATATTGAAACATTATGTTGTGTTATAGTGCTTTGAATATTTCCTATATTTTCTTGAGTGGTCATCATTTCAGAAATAACAGAAATTGATTCTTTAATATCTGTTCCTATTTTATTAATCGCATCATTTAATTCTATTTTTTTCTCTTCTTTTGAATGTATTTCACAATTTCTATGTTCATCATCGATTGTCTGTTTACATGTTGGACAATCCGTATTTTCATTATAAAATTCGATTTCTTTTTCAAGTTTCTTTACATTTTTTTCAATTTCATCCTGATATTGTTCTAATTTTTGGTGTTTCTTTTGTATTTTATCAAAATCATTAACAAGTTCTTGAAGAGTTGCTATTTCTTTATCACATTTTGCAATAAGAGAACTATATTTTTCTATTTGTTCATGAGAATCTTTAATCTTTTTTTGATTACTAGCAATTAATTGTTTATTGCTTTTTTTCATTTTCGAAATAAAATCTTCTTGTAACTCTAGTGCATTTTCAGCTTTTGATAAATTTAATTCATTTTGATATTGTTCTTCTTTTAAATTAGAAACTTTACCCTTCAATAACAAATTCATTGTAGAAAATATTTGAATATCGAGCAAATCTTCAATAATAATTCTACGATCATTTGATTTTAATTGCATAAAAGGAACAAAAGACGAACTACCAAGAACAACAATTTGAGTAAAAGATTTGTAATTTAATTTAAGAATATTTTTTTCAAGATGTTCTTGATAATCTTTTACTTTTGAATCTTGATTTATTAATGCACCATCAACTTCAATTTCAAATCGATTTGGTTTAATTCCTCTACGAACAAGATAATATCGTTTACCAATTGAAAATTCTGTTTCAATAAGACAATTTCTATCATTAATTGAATTGATAATTTGAGATTTATTAATATTACGAAATGCTTTTCCGAATAGACTAAAGGTAAGAGCATCTAATATTGTAGATTTACCCGACCCATTTTCCCCAACAATCAAAGTTGTTGGATTTTTGTCTAAATCAATTTCAATAAAATTCTGACCAGTGGAAAGAACATTTTTCCATCTGATTTTATGAAAATTTATCATAATTTGATTTCAATATTTCTATTATTTCTTTTTGGCAAGCAAGAACTTTAGCGTATGCTATGTCTCTATTGTTTTGATATTTATGTTTATATGTTTTAATATATTCCTTTTCAAAAACATACAATTCATCAAGTTTAATCTTCAGTAAGGAACTCAGGCGATGATCCATTTTCAAATTTATATTCTGTATTTTTTATTCCTTTTTTTAGAACATCAATAATATGTGTATTTAAAGACACATCTCTTTTATGTGCATCTAATGCCAATTTTACTATTATGTCATCAGGTACATTTAGCCCTATTTCTCTTGTTTCCTCGGGCTGTCTAAGCCGAGATTTGGTAGTCGATTGCTTCATTGTATAATGTCCTTATTAAATTGTCAAGTTCTTTTTTATCTTTTTGTATGTTTAATGTATCTATATAATTACTTAAAATCGTAAGAGTATCCTCAGCTTCATCAACAACTGTATCATCATCTTCAAATTCAAGATCAATATTTTCTATAACTGATATATCCACTATATCAACTTTATATAATTCATCCAACATAGTATCAAACCAATATGGATTCTGTTTGTGTATCACTATAACTTTAATAATAGATCCTGCATATTGTTCATAATCTTTTTCTTTAATCGTTTCAAATGTCTCCTTAGTATCATCATAATAAATTTTATGAAACATACTATATGGATTTTGAATAAACTCCAATTCTCTTGTTTTAGTATCAAATATATGAAAACCTCTTGCATCTTGATAATCAGACCAAGTTATTTCATAGGGATTACCAAGATATGTAATACTTCCTTGTGTAGACTTATGATGAAAATGTCCACTATAAACTAGATCAAATTTAGAAAACATTTCTGCAGTAAAGCCCGTATCACATATTTGTCCACGATGCATTTCAAATCCACTAATTTCAAGATGTCCCATCATAATTTGTGCTTTAGTTTTTTTAATAGCACTTATACAGTCTGAATAATTATCAGAAGTAATCCAAGGCATCATCATTATTTTAGTGCCATCAAATTCGACTTCTCTTGGACTCGCATAAATCCAGGGTTCATATTGACCATCTGATGAGGTAAATAATTCTTCCATAGAATTTATATCATTTGTATTCTTATAAAAAATATCATGATTTCCAATTATGACATGAGTATCAACTCCCATTTTCCACAATCGTTCTACGAAATTTTCTCTTAAATCATTAGCAGTTTTAAAATTAATATATTTTCTTCTATCAACAACATCTCCCAAATGAATACATGCTTTAATGTTGTGTTTTTCAAGATGAGGGAAAAAAATATTATCGTAAAATTTACTAAAATAATTGGAGAATGCAATATTATCATTTCTTGCTCCCCAATGAGTATCCGTGATTAATGCTATTTTCATATACTAACAGATCCTATATTAGAAACAATGGTATCATCTTCTTTTTTCTTTCTTTTTTTAAATCTTTTTTCTTCAAAATCTTCTATAAATTGAGATATCATATTTCTAGAATCAGCAGATCCTATTAAACTTAAATATTCTTTATTATCATCTGAACTTGTTTCTATATGATCTTCAAGATAAGACATTCTTTCCATTTCTTTATATTTAATATATAAATTCTTTTTTTCTTTTTGTATTCTTCTAACAAACGCCCAATAAATTATTTGAGTAAAATATGCAAAAGGATTTTTTGATTTTTCTGGATTAAAATTATTAACATATTGAAGGCAATTTTCTATACCATCAGAGATCATATCATCTTTAAATGCATAATTTATAAAATTAGGTCTAAAAGAAAGCCTTTCAGCTATAAGTAAAAAACATTCTCCTATATAATCTGGAACAGGTGGAATTTCTTTATTTTTTTCCTCTGCTTTCTTAATATCTTCTTTATACACAATCATTGCATTAAGAAAATCTTCATTGTTTATGTAATTGGCCATAATGGCTCTCCATTAAGTTATTAGTTAAACTACTATGATATCATAAACATTTGCTATTTGTCAAGGTGCTTATAATTGATTTTATATACACTCAATCATACAGAAAAATGCTAAAAATTTATCGGAACGATTATAATTTTATAATCAAATTGCTCTTCATTATAAATTTTTATTCTTTCCACAAAGTGTTTCAAAGTATAGTTTTTATAACTTTTATATGAAAAATCATCAGAAATGTCATACAATGTAGCTATATCTTTCGATTCATTTTTTCTAAGACCTCTTCCTATACTTTGTAAATTTCTTACCCTTGACTTAGAAGGAGAAGCAAAAATGACATTGTGTAAATTAGTAATATTGATACCAGTAGAAAAGGTACCGTAACTCGCAACAATGATGGCATCTGATTCAGATTCAACGATTCCTCGAATATCTTCTCTATCAGATGTTTCTGTTCCTCCGTATACAAAAAAGATTTTTCTTTCTTTTTCAAGGTTCTTTTCCTTTATAAGATCATAAATTATTTTACCGTGCTTTTCTACCATCTGAAATAGCACTAAGGTGTTATTGCTTAAACTTAATGCAAGATTTCTAATAAATCTATTTCTTGCTTCATTTGAAACAATGTAATTAAGTTCTTCTTTATAATTATATGATTTAACTAATTCACATAATTTTTCAGGATATTGTAAAACTAGACATTTAATTTGAAATGGAGATAATGTTTTTTTATCTATCAAATCTTTTGTAGTTGTTACTGTATAAGTCTTTCCAAATAATCCTTCTAAAACTAATTTATGTGTTAAAGTACCATCTAAAGTTCCAGTTGTTCCAAATTTATATTTTGTTTTAGTAGTTTTTTCCATTATGGAAGTAAGTGATTTTGCTTTAAAAAGATGGGCCTCATCACCTAAAATAAAATCGAACTCAGCATAATAATTATCAGTCATTTTATATAAAGATTGCCAAGTAGAAATATAAATTGGTTTAGAAGATACTCTATCTTTACCTGCATAAATCTGATGAACATTTTCTGAAGCATCCCAATTATCTGTTTTAGAATAATCAGCAAAATCACTTTTCATTTGTGCGACTAAAGATGTTGTAGGAACTACTATTAATGCTTTAAAGGTTGGAAGTTTTTGTTGATAATATCTCAAAAGAAGATAAATTATGAAAGATTTGCCAGATGCTGTGGGAGAGAGAAGTAAGCACCTTTCATGATTTATAGCGTATAGAAACGTATCAATCTGATAGTCTCTAGCATCAATTGTTAATGCAAGACTTTTAGCAAATCTTTCATAGTCCTCTTTATTATATTTATTTAAACTTTTAGGGAAACTTTTATACTCTATTTCATATTGTCTTTCTTTTGAAAATTTAAGTAAATGATCTAATAATCCAATATATAATTCTTTTGATCGTAAATTAAAAAGTCTAATTTTACCATCCCACATTTTATTTCTGTAAGACGGCATAAATCTATAACCAGGAATAAAAAAAGTAAAATATTCACTTATTTCCTGCTCAATTCCTGGTTCTGCTTGAACCAACATGTAGACTTCATTTTTCTTATCTATTGAAATTTTTTCTAACATTTCTTAACCAGATTTTTGAAGCTATCCAAACATTATCAGGTAATATCCAAACTTCACTAAAATTTTCTCCAACTGCTCTGGCAACATCGCCCCAATTATAATCATGACCCATAATTAAACCATTTTCTTTTACTATTGGCTCCCAATATTTTATATCAGTTTTAACACTCTCATAACTATGATCTCCATCTATAAAAACAAAATCAATTGATTCTTTATCAAATTGTTTTGAAGCATTAACAGAAGTATCTATAATTATTTTAAGATTCGAATATTTAAGAGACTCTTTTAACATTCTTCTTCTAATCACATGTAAAGAATCATTATCATATCTTGTTCTATTAAATTTTTGTACTTCACCTATCTTTTTTTCATATAAAGTATTTTCTTCTTGCACTTTATATGGATCAACGCCATAAATTTTTAATTTTTTATTATTTTTTGCTACTTCAAAAATATTTAAACCCTCATTAACACCAATTTCAACACCTATTTTCCAATTAAATTGTGTGACAAAAACATTAATTACTTCCCATCTTCTCCACTGAACGGGATAAGCAAACTGGGCACCTGCTTTTATTAAATCTTTTGGATTTGGCGAATTCATTTTAATAGTTTAGTCCATTTTTTAATGATTTTATCAGAATCGAATTTTTTCATATCAACTGATGTTTTCTTTTTTTCAATATCAATAGTCCAATTATAAATATCATCTATAGTTGTATCTTTTCTTATAAACATATTATTTTCGTCTGTTAATATTTCTTCAGCCGCATCTGACTCATGCGTTATTACAGGTACTCCCAGTTTATTTGCTTCAAGATAAACAAGTCCAAAAGTTTCTTGAGGCATTCCTGCTCTAAAAAGACAAGCGGCATTTGATAAACTTTTTAAAACTCCTTCATAATTTAATTCTCCTAAAAAATGAATAGGATATCCGTTTTTATTGAGGTCTGCCATAAAATCTGTAAATATTTTAACATCTTTCTTATGTCTTTGAGGAGGACAACAAACATAAAAAGGTCTTTTCATTCCTTTATCATAAAGAGCAACATAAATTGTTAATGCTTCTCTAAATCCTTTTCCAAAAGCACTCATCCAGAAAAGATAATTTGATCTCTTTTCTTTTGGCTTTTGTTTATCCATATCTTTTGGAACCATATAATGAATAGTTTGATCTCCCGCAACTTTTTTTCCTTTTCCTTGAACATAGTTTTTAAGTGCATTAGATAAAAACAATCTAGGCACTTCTTCATGACAAGTTGTCCAATTATGCAACCAAATATAAGTTTTATCTCCACTATTAATCTCTAAAGGTGATAATACTGGAATATGGGGATTATACATATAATAGTTTTTCCAACTATTTCCATTATATGCAATTTGATTACAATGTATTCTCACTCTTGATCTAGCATAATGATGTCTAAACACATTTAAATGTTTCACATCATTTATTATACGATCACTTCCATCTGTTAGAGAATGTACTAATCCAACATTAAAATTTTCACTAGCAAGTTTTTCTGCAACAGTTACAATCTGTCTTTCAGTTCCACCCATTGCACCACCATCTTTTTCAAATAATTGAGGCGCAAAGATTAAATAATCATACATTATGCTCCTGAAGTAAATTTTCTCCAATCAATTATACTCTTAATCAAAAAATTTCTATTGATAATCGTTTTTATAATTGATTCTAAATAATTTATTTTTTCTTTTTGATATTCAATTTTTTCTTGCATTTCAATTATATCTTTATCAGAATTTAAAAACCTATCTATATCTAATTTATTTCTAGATTTAATATCTAATTCAAATGGTTCCCATTCTAATTTGTCTAAACTATCTTTGTCAAGTTTACCTGTATAATAAAGCCATTTTAATTTAGACAATTCTTTCATTTTTGACTCATATTTTACAAGTCTTAATTTTTCATCTGAAAAAATTTTAAAATATTTGTTGTGAAGTTCTGGTATTCTTGTTGATTCTACATCTAATTGTAAATCATCTAGAACACAATCACTGGTCCATAATTCTTGTATATCTTCTAATTTCATTATACCTCATAATCAACGTTCTCCTATAATTCTCTCAACTTTATATGTACTATATGCAAATGTAGCATCTGCGGCAACAACTTCTGCATCAGCAACATCTGAAGACATTTCTATATCTGTCAAATCTACTGGAAATAAATTTGTAAATTTTGCTACATATTGAACATTTTTATTGCTCGTAAGAATTGTCAATATACCATCAGAATACACATTTTCATGTCTATATTGTTCTGTAGTTTCAGGAAAAGTAATTGCTTTTATCCACTCATAAATCTCTAACCAATTTTGCAATTCTTCATCTATCACAAATCTAACACGCAATTCATTCATTTGAACCTTATCGCCAGCAACAGGTATATCTCTAAGAGGAGTTGTCATTAACCACTGTCCCGCTGACAGACCAGGCAAATTCGTAGATTGACAAAAAAAGTTTACATGTGGAATTTTATCAACATTAAATTTAAAACCCGTAGGTATAAAATAATTTAAATTTTTTGGTTGTCTGCTAGATTCTGCCATAATTCATCTTCCGATACGTTTGGTATATTTTCTAATGATTGATCTTGATCAATAACTCTTTTCATTATAAGATCATCATATATATTTAGCAAGTCTTTAAATCCATCTATAAATTCTTGTGACATAGTATTAGCCGCTCCTTTTGAAGGATATGCATTAGTACCATCATAGATATTGTCTCTTTCACCAAATACATCAAAACCTATTAAATATTTTATGTCTTTTGGATAAAATTCATGTGCTACTCTTATAGTTTGTATACCAGCACTTCCTCCATATATTGGACTAGGAACATGTGATATTTGACTTTTTTCTTTTATCCAAGTTATATGATGATGTCGTCTAAATCCATTATAAATGAATTCATAACCAGTTGATTCATTCTCAAATAATATAGCATCATCAGGAATCTCCATAGAATCTCTAACTTCTGCTGGAAGAGGATTCATATTACTAATAAGAACTTTATTGTTTAAAGAATAATCAGAATCTAATACTTCATGAGTAATATGACCATCAACGGTTAAAAGATAATCTGGTGCAAAATCACGATACAAAGCATTACAACCAAAGGTCCATGCTTTTTCTTTAATTTTATCTAAATCCATATGCTGTCTGGATTTTCCATTTCCTATTACTACTACTGCCACGTTATTTCTTCTAAAAATTGTTTTGTTGTTATATTATCAATATTTTCAACTTTTGTATCATCATCAATAACTCTTGTTAATCTTATTCCAAGACAAAAATGAGTTTTTAATAAAGAAAACTGTGCAACTCTTTCGTCTTCTTGACTATGGTATACACTAGACGTACTTACACTCACCGGATAATTACGAGAGTCATCATAAATATTTTTTCTATCACCAAACAAATCAAAACCTATCATATATATTTGATCTTCTGGATAAAAATGATAAGCCAATCTAACAGAAATAAATCCAGAATTTACTGGATATATTTTTTCAAAAGGTATTAAAGAAACATTATGTCCTTTTAAACGGGGTCCTTGACTATATCCATATCCAGTTGTATAAACTTTATTTTCTTTAGAATATTCAGATTCTATTATTTCTTCCATCATTTTTGGATCACTTGTAACTAATATATCAGGCGAAAAATCCCGATATAATGCATTACTTCCATATATTATACCTTTTTTCTTCAAAAAATGCAAGTCTATTGCTTCTCTCGATTTACCATTACCTATGCAAAAAATCATTTTTTAGTATAAATTTCAAAAGTTGTGGGGCGTTTTTCATATAGAGGATCGGCGGTTGGAGCATGTGCATATGAATATACAACATGAACTATAATATTTTCTTTTATTGTTTCAGCTATTTTATCTCTCCACCACTGTATTGGTTTCAATGTACAATGAGCATTTTCACCATTTGGTAGTTTGTGATGAGCAAGATACATTGCTATATTTAAAAAAACACATTTATTCGATAATGTAAAAATTTCTTTTAAAGTATCATTTATTTCTTCTTCTGGAACATGTTCTAAAACATCTGTACAAATAACACAATCAAAATTACCAGATGGTAAAAGGCCCCATTTTGGTATTGCGGGATCATAAAGTCCCATCTTCTCAAGGCCCCATGATAAATGGATTTTATCTTTTATGTAATGTGTTGCGGCTCCACATCCATAATCTAATGCGGTTTTTGATTCTGTAGATTTTATTAATTTTTTAATATTATCTAAATGAGGTCCTAGAGAAATACCAGGAAAAGGAGGAAGTTGTTTATATAAATCAATTTTAGAATGCATAATATCTCCGAAAACAAAAAAAGGGAATAGGTTTTACCCCACTCCCTTTTATATATACTAAGTTTTTTAGAGAAACTTACATTAAGTTAGCTACTCTTACAAGCCTGTAGTACTCATTGGCTGATGCACCAGCATTATCTCCACTAATATCCGAAGATCCTGTGCTAGTAATTTCAACTTGTCCAGTTGCGAAAGGATTCCTTACGAGACCGTAACGAGTCTTGAATCCAATTTTTGGCTGGAAGGTGTTTGTGTCAACCGCACGTACCATTTGTAACGGAACGTATGGGCAGTAGAACATACCTGCATCATAAGATGAGGATCCTTTGTATCCAACTACAAAGTAGTTGACATCATTTGTTACTGCATATGGATCAACATAAACACGATAGCGACCGTTAAGTACGCCAACAAAAGTGTTTCCTGCATCATCAGGATTGAGATTATTGCTATCAAGAGCAGGAGCGTAATCAAGGACTCCAGCCATTTGAAGTGCAGAAGCAACATCTGAAGAAGTGATAATCATATTACCTTTTCCTCTACGTGTCTTCTTCGCAATCTCGTTTGCTTCTCTCTCGATCTGGAACATGAGACCTTTAAACTTCTCAACGGACCAGCGACCATTTGAATCTGTGTCAAGATCAAAGATACCTGATTGTGTAGTGTTATTTTGGGCACCAACTATGGCTTCCCTGTAAATCTTACGAACAACCTCACGGTTAATCTCTGCAAGAATCTCAGCGGAAAGAATATTGCTGAGTTCTGTTTCTGCATCGAGACCATGAACTGCTTTAAGATCCTGAGCAACTTCCATTGTGTAATCTGCTCTTAATGCTCTTGTCTTCGCAGTAACAGTAACCTTCTCGATTGAGAAAGCCATGTTATTAGGTGTTACGCCTTCGCCTTGAGCAGTTGTTAATCCACCTGCTGTTAAAGTATGAGAAGCGTTAGCCGTTCCATCTGTATGGATATGAAGTCCTGGAGTATTATCAGTTTGTGTTACAGCGGAAGTATTAGATGAAAAACTTGTGTCCGCTTCATTGTAAAGGGCCTCTGGTGACTGACTCATGGTAGTATACCTTGCTCTCATAGCAAAGATAAGTCCAGTCGGTCCAGTCATTGGTTGCACACCACAAACATCGTATGCAATCAAATTGGGCATTGCACGCCTGACAAGAGAAATCATAATAGGATCATATTTTGCAACCCCACCAGTGTCTGGAAATGCACCTGAAGCCTGTCCCTCTGTCAAGAAATTCTGTGAAGAAAGAACTTGATTGTCTTCCTGCATGGACTTTTCTTGGTTCTCCAACAAAACAGTTGTTACTGCTTTACGATATGGGTCGTCTATTTTACCCAATTCTGGATGGTCAAGAATAGGAGCCCACTTTTTTTGTAAATTTTCTGAAAGATACATGTGTAAATCTCCTTAATTGTTATTTAGTAATAGTTCTAGAAATGGCTTTAGCATAATGTTGTATATGTTCAGGTGCTTGTGCCATTACATCATCTGAAGAATTTTCGTCATTTGGTTCCATATCATCTTGTGTGTCTGTAGATCCTTCAGTTAAAACCTGTTTGTCTTCAGCGTTTTCTGTACGAAAATACTTATCTTTAATGATCTGAAGTTTTTCAGTATATGATTCTTCGTCTTCATACTCAATACCTTCTGCCAATTTAATCATTTTTTCTTGATCAACTTCAGTCATTCCTTCTGAAACTGTATACATGGCATCCATCTTTTTGTACTCTTTGAGTTCTTTAGATGAATCAATGTTTTTCTGTATCTCAGAATTTAGTGAACCTTCTAAGTCTTCAACCTTAGCGAATAAGTCATCTACAAGATCAACTTTTTCATCTGGAATATCAACATAGTGTTCAACAAATAAATTTTTAAGACCGACCATGAAATCTTCAACGATTTCTGAACGAATACCCTTATCAACTGCAAGTTCATTTTCTTGCATCCATTCTTTAACAACATAATTCATAAAGTCATCTACTTTTTCAATCATAACTGTACGATTGTTTTCAATGGCTTCTTGAAGTTCTGTTTTGTATTGTTCATCCAGTTTGTCAACTCTTGTTGAAATTTCATCATTTACTCTGGCAAAAACTGCGGCTTCAAATATAGTGGCCGCTTTTTCTTTAAATTCATCGGAAAGCTCTTCGCCTTCAATAAGTGCTTGAACATCACTTTCAAGATTGAATTCTTCTTTAGCAACTACTTCTTTTGTTTCTTTAGTTTCGGAAACAATTTCATTGCCTTCTTCATCGAATTCTGTATCTTCAACTTCGTTAAGTGCGCCGAGAATTTCTGCAACTTCATCCTTGCTCATCTCATCTAACTTATCGTAAATTGATTTAATAAGTGACATCTTTGATGCACTTTCAGAAACTTTTCCTTTATCAGCAGGACGTTTCTTAGCAGATGGGACCCCTTTTGTGAAATCAGGTTTGGGTCCATCTGGAACCTCATTATTCACACCCGTATCGGCCGCTTTTTCAGGAGCGGGGTGCATAGGTTCTTTATTTTTTCCAGCACCTGGAAGGGAAGCCTCATCGACTTGAACATCGTCTTCTTGAGTGGACTCTTCTTGAGTTTCCTCAGTCACTTCTTCACTTGTTGCTTCTTGCTCCAGAGCTTCATTTTTTTCTTCTGACATGTGATAACTCCTTAATTTTGTGAGAATATTGTCTCTGTCTCATGTTTATATTTATACAATTATAGGTTTGAAAGAAAGCTATTAAATGCTTTTAACTTAACATTTTCTAGTTTTTTAGACGGCGCTTTGGCAACTTCTTTGTGAATAGCAGAAATCACCTTTTCTCTAAGAACACCTGATTCCCAAACCCATTCCTTTCCTTCCATGATACCTTGAACAAAGGCTTCAGGAGCAGAAGGATCAGCAACTATATCTGCGGCAGTTGCTAAATAAAAATCATCTTTTACGTATTTTACTCCGCCTTTTTCTTCTAAAGAACCCATTCCTCTAGAAGATACGCCTAATTGTGCGCCATTACCAATTAAATCTTGCACAATTTTACCATATGGGGTATCAATAATCTTCGCTTTGCCGACAACATTATTACCGTCTTCTTTTAATTCAGTAATCATGTGTGATACCCGTTCTAAATTTATACCAGGACCATCTGGATGACCCAGTTCCCCAAATGCTCTATTTTTTCCGACATAACTTTCATTATATCTTTTTATTTCTTTCATAAGAACTTCTTTGGGATAAATTCTTCCGTTCTTATTTTTCACTTCTGCCATCATAAAGGGCCCCTGAATATATAGAGATTTTTTCCCGTCTTTTCCTTCTTCGGTAACGTACTCTATATTTTCATTTAGTTCTGTAATTAAATGCATAACTCAACCTTTTTGACCTGGTGTTTTTACTTTGTTTCTATTTCGTTTACGAGCCATTTCTTCTTTTCTTTTAACTTTTACTAATCTCTTAGCCATTTTTTTAATTCTTGGTAAAAATCGTTCTAATCTTGTTGCAAGCATTATTTTCTGAGCAGGAGACATTTTTGAAATGCTTTGTCCTTTAGCAATTCTACTTTTCATTATATTTCTTGCTGTTCTCCGAGCCCGCTTATGTAATACTTCTGGACTCGCAACTCTTCTCAATGCTCTTTGTTTTGCTCTTGTCAATAATTTAGAACGCCTTCTGGCTCTCTGTCCCGCTTTTAATCTTTGCTGAAGAGTAAACTTTCTTTCCTCTAGAGGAACATGTTGATATTCTGCTTCGTCTTTAAATTCTCTGAAAATTTTTGTCATCTTTTTATGTTTTTATTTAACTTTGTAATTCCTCTAAATAACCCAGACCTTAGCGTTTTCTTTCTTTTTATGTTTATCAATCTCTGTTTTATTTTTCTTTTTCTTAAAGACTGTCTTATTTTTAGATTAGTTTTGGGATTAAATTTCTTTCTTTCCTTTGCAGTCATTTTTTTGAGAATCTTCTTACCTGCAACCTTTCTATATCCCTTACCAATTAATCCTCTATTTTTTCTAAAAATATTTCTAAATGCTTTTCGTCTTCCTCCAATAGTTCGAACACGACTTATTTTGTGTATTCTTTTCATTCATGACCTTAGTCCGAATGTGCTACTGAAGTTGCTTGACCCGTAAAGGTTACACTCCAATCAGAATTTTTAATAATTTTATGTATTCCTATAGGAAGTTTAATTGTTCCTTTAGATTCCCAAGATCCACCATTTATTGCAGGTCCCTGTACTTCTACAGTTCCCGCAGTTTCTATGTTACACGCAACTGTAGTTGCTGAACCAACGGTACTATTTGCTGGATCGGTTACTAAGGCACCAAGTATTTTATAAGCCATTAATTATTCTCCTCTGCTTCTAGAAAAAGAAACCATATTCCAAAAATCTTCTTTGCTTTCAAATAATTTTTTAGAAAACTCTTTCTTATTTTCTTCATTTAATTTTTTATAAGTTTCGTATAAAACCCCTGCATCATCAGGTTCAACAATTACTTGAACATCTTTCAAATTTATTTTATGCGACTCTTGAACTTTATAAATTTGTTTGAGTAATGGAATTAAATCATCAATATGATGAACATCTTCAATCATATCCAGATCATCATCATATTCAAATTCTTCATATGGATTATCTTCTGGACCATGATCCATTTCATATTCAAGAAAATGCTTTACAGAACTTATATAAGAACATGCTCTTGAAATTTTATCTTGAACCCATGCTTCTAATTCTGTATGATCATCGAGCATTTCAAAAAGTTCTCTACTGTATTTGTGTAGTTTGTACAAACTTTGTTT